ACCCATATCCGGTCCCCAATGTCCCTGGTCCCAGGCGTCGAGCGGGCCCGGATCCGGCTGCGCCGGCGGCGGGGTCGGCAACGCCAGAATAAAATCGGTGCAGGCGCCCAGCTGCGGCTGGAAGATCTGGCCGGTCGGCGCGGTGAAGGTGGCGCGGGCCTGGCGCCACACCAGGGTCTGCGCCGGCGATTGAAACATCTCCCAGCCGCCGACCAGGGTGGCGACATAGGCCAGGCCGTCGTCGGCGCCGGTCTGGTCGGCATGCATGACATAACCATCCTGGGTGCCGAAGAACATATCATCGCGCATCTTGACGAAGCAGGTCGCGTCGTAGCCGACGAATCGCGCCCAGGCGCCGGTCGCGGCGTTGACCACCGCGCAGTAGCGGTTGCCGGGCGTGCCGCCGGGCCAGGTGACGAAGATGCCGCCGTATGGCTCCCAGTTCTCCAAGGTCCACGACCAGGACCGTTTGGCGTTGACCTCGTCGCGCCACATCGGCTTGATGGCGCGGGTGATCGCAGCCAATTCGAGCTCTTCGCTCGACTTGGTGATGGCGGCCGAGATCGGGATGATGCCGGACGTGGTGGCGATCAACATATCGCCGCCGATCGGCAGATGCGCGTTCATGCCCATCGGCGGCGAGATTGTATAGCGGCCTTCCTGGCGCCAGTTGCTGGAATTGCTCGGATCGGAGCCGGTGAAGATCAAGAGTTCACCGAGGTCGGTGCCGAACACGATCTTGTCGTCGATGCCGTCGCCGGCATCGATCGACCAGCTTGCGATGAATAGCAGCTTGCCGCCCTTGGTCGCGGCGCCCGACAGCGGGATCATGGAGAGCATGCCGCCGACCGCATTGAGCGGCAGATACCAGGCGTTCATGCTGCTGGCCTCGATGAAGAACCAGCGATTGCGGTACTTGCAGACATAGGTCAGGTTGCCGCCGTTGACGACGTTGGTGCCGGCGGGGCCGACGATCCAGCTGACACCATCGGAGGCCGTGTCCGCGACCCAGTAGGTCGGATGCGCGGCGCGGTCGGCGGCGAAAGTGCCGGCGGCGGCGCTGGTATGCGCCACCGCGCATTTCCAGTAGGAACGATCGCTGGAATCGAACGCCCGCGCATTGATCGCATAGGCGGTGTTGTTGACCCAGGCCGGCGGCGGCGTGCCGTCCAGCACGACCCAGCTGGTGCCGTTGAAGCGCAGCGGATAATCACCGAAATCGTTGACCGCGATCAGCCAGTCGCCGCCCTGGTTGGCGAGCTGCGAGGCGCAGTAATTGCCGCTGTGCTGGCCGGACGCCACCAACACCGGCGTGCCGGTGGTGACGTCGTACAGCTTGGCGGCGTTGCCGGCGAAGATCTTCTGATTGTTGCCGCTGGCGTAGCGAAACATCGAGATCACCGGCGTGGTCTCAGTCAGCGTCGCATAGCGGGTGCAGCCGCCGCGCAGCGCGACGCCGCGCAGGGTCGGCTTCCAGTTGTCGCACACCACCGCCGCGCCGGGCTGCATATAGGCTTCGTTCTCGTCCATGATGATGCCGCGGGTCGGCGCCGGAATCGAAATGGTCTCCAGCCGTTGCGCCACCTGCTGCGGCACCGGCATGCGACGAAAGCCCTGATAGGCGGCGAGCGCGGTCATGGTCCGGGATCCGGCAGCGGGAACGGATAGGCGTCCTTGGTGGCGTAGGACAGTGGCATGCGGCCGATCACGATCGGCGACGGACTGTCGGCGCCCATGGCCTTCGCCATCGCGTCGGAAAAAGTCGCCATGTCCTCGTTGTAGGGGGAGCCCTTGTTCGCTTTCCATTGCCAGATCATGCCGAGCGTCAGCAGCCGCTCGTCGAGCGCGAAGCTGTCGGTGTCGGCGAGGAAGGTGCTACCGGCGCCGCCGCTGGTCAGGTTGATGCAGTTCTTCTTCAGATAGGTATAGGTCGCCGTCGCCCCGTTCGACAGCGCTGGCCAGATCAGCATCTGGCCGCCGACCATGGTCCACTCGCCGCGGGCATCGTTGATATTCATCATGCGGCGTTGCAGCCAGCTGTCGTAGTCGGGAATGAAGCGCATCGGGTAGGCGGTCGAAGTCGAGCGCCAGACATTGCTGTTGAGCAGCATGCGCTTGTAGTCGGCCGGCATCGGAAACGAGGTCTTGACGCCGTCGCCGGCATAGACCTGCGTGGTCTTGAACAAGGTCCAGTCGCGGTTGTCGTAGCTGATGCGCCGCGCCATTTCATTGGCCAGCGCCAGCATTTCCTGCATGGTCCGGTTGGCGGGAATGTTGGCGAACACCGACTGCGGCACCGCCACGCCGATCACCGGGCATACGTCCTGTATGGTCGTCAGCAGCGACATCAGGCCGCCTTTTCGGTTGCCAAATCCTTGGCCATGCGGATCAGGGTCTTCCGACTGATGTTGCCTTGCGGCGGAAAACCCGAATTTTGGGCGATGAAGTCACGCAACTGCGGGAGCGACATGTCCTCAAAACTTTGATCGGGACCGACGGACGGCTCGGTCGGAGGATGCAGAGTTTTCAGGTGCTTGTTGTCCTCCTCCAGCAGGCTATTCCGCGCCCGCAGAGCGTCCAGCTCGGCCAGGAGTTGGGTGTCGGGCGCCCGGTTGGCGGCGTTCTCGATGTACTCGATCGCTTTGTTCTTGAGTTCGCGGCCGTTTGGGCCCAGGTTCTTCAGCTCCAATCCGTCAATCGCGGCGAGCGCTTCGACGGTATAGAGATTGAACGCTCGCAGCTCGGCGCGCCTGGCCTCGGTCAGGAACACCACTTCGCTCAACGGTGTGCCCGATTTTGTCTGGGTCGCGTGCATCTTGAATTGCCGGTATTGATGCGCAAACCGCTCGGCGTAGCTTATCTTGGCTTGTTCGCCACTGACCGGGTCGCTCGCCCAATGCGAAAAGCCCGTCGCCGGATAGACACCGACATTTTTCGATCCGGGATAGCGCAGCTCGCAGACGTCGACATCGTCGAAGATCGGCCGGCCCGCCGCGGCGCTTTTGCTGTCATTCTTGGTTGCGATGGTGCGAAAGATCGCGACAACCGCGTCATCGGGATTGCGCATCGGCATGTCTGTCACTCCGTGATTGCAAAAAATGAGGCCGCCGCCGCGGGAGGAAGGCTCCCACCAACTCATCGCAGCGACGACCTCAAGTACCGGGAGGCCGGGTATCGGTGCAAACCTCCCGAATCAGGTTGCCGGGTTGCTATCGTAGAATCGCCAGTTGAAGAGCGGATTGGTCATCGTCAATTCGCCCATCCAGCCGATGAATTGCGCAATCGCATCCTTGTCGATCGGCATCTGGCCGTCGCCGTCGAACAGCTTGTCGAAGTTGCGGTTGGGATGATAACGGACGCGGAACGTGTCGGTGTTCAAGCCGAACGTCGTGTTGGCCGGCATGTTCGATCCGATGCCGCCGTCCAGCACGATCTCGGCGCGCTTGCCGCCGCCGATATATTCGAGCGCGGAGAAGCCCAGCTTGCCGAGCGTGGTGTCGTTGGTCTGGCGCTGGATCGCGACGGTGGCCGCGTCATAGGCGGCGTAATGCTCCGGCGACATGATCAGGAGGTCGGCATAGTCGCGGCCGCGCGACTGCTTGGTCATGACATAATTGAGCCAGGGCCGGATCGTGGTCGAGTTCACCTGGGTGCCGATCGCGGCGTTGGCGCTTTGCGCGTCATAGGTCTGCGTGCGCCAGATCGTGGCGGTGCCGCGATCGATGCCGCCATAGGTGCCTGATGTGTTAACGATCGGAACCGCGGTCGCCAGGCCGGTGAGCTGCTTGCCGCCATTGGCGGAGCCGTCGCCGTAGAGGGCTGCGTCCATCGCATCCTCCAGCGCCTTCTCCGCTGCCTCGATATAGGTGTCGTAGACGTCGAGCAATTGATTCGAGCCCTCGTTATTCAGGATCTCCTGCATTGAGAGCACCACCGGCACGACCACTTGCTTTGGATCAAAGAAAGCGTCGTTGAACATGTCGAGCGCCGGATTGATCAACTGGTCATAGCCGCTGTACCATTGCGCGATGTTCTTGGAAATTTGCAGCGTCTGCCGGATCCGCGGCCCGCTGTAAGTCTGCCACAATCCCTTGCGTCGCATCACCGCCAGCAGCGCGTTGTTGTTCGAGACCAGATCCTGGTAGCCTTGAGAGCGCTGCTCCAGCGCCATCGAGAGCACTTGCTGATAAGCAGCATTGGTGTTGATGTTGGGCATCGCCCGCTCCACACAAAAAAGGGTTCAGACTAGAAGCCCGCGCCGGCACGTTTCATCGCGTCAGCGATGGCTTCACGGCGGCCGATGTTCTTCTGCGGGGGACGCGAGCCGTTGCTGCCGGCCGGCGCGCCCGAGATCGAACGATCGGTAGTGGGTCGGGTCTGAGCCGATGTGTTGCGGGTCTGATCCGCGTGTGTGGTCGGGCGGAGCAACTCCGCGCGCCGGTAGGCGGTGTCGAGATCAAAGCCGAGATCAATCTCCTGCTTGATCAGGTCAGCGAGTTCATCGAACCGCGGACGGCTGTCGGCGAACTGGTCGACGCCGGCCCGCGTCTGGATGAACCGCTGCTGATTATGCATCTGCGTGACGGTATTTTGCAAGTTGGCGATCTGCTGGTGCAGTGCGCCGATCTGATTGGCGGCCGCCTGCTGCTGATTGCCCTGCTGCATCAGCCGCACCTGCTCGGGCGTCTGCGACAGCACATGGTAAGCGACATCGCGCATCGTGATCGGCTGGCCGTCGACGGTCTTGAGCCGCAGATTGTTGACGATGGTGTCGAGGCCGCCGATCAGGTCGGTGCGCAGCTTCTGCTCCATCCCGACATAGCTCGTCAGCGCGCGCTCCAGGGTGGTGCCGTGCGCCACCGCCATGTCGTGAAACCGCTTGATCGGTTTCATGGCTTCGACGTCGGCCTTGGTCCTCTGATAGAAGCGCGTGAACTCCTGGGCGACCCGGTGGACGTCGCCGCGCACCGATTCGGGGGTCGCGTGCCAGT